TTTTTATCTACTCCTAAATTACCTGTTATAGTAGATTTACTTGCTTCCCTACCAAATGCATCCCTTCCATCTCTTAATGCTTTTATTCCATCTTCATAAACAGTTTTAAAAGCATTCTTTACGCTTTGGCTTGCACCGCCCTGCAATAATTTATCTCCTTCTGTTTTTAATTTTGCAATAGCATTTGAAAAATCCGTAACGCTTTTAGCTCCCTGTACTGTACTTTGGACAATTCCATTAACTCCCTTTTCTACTGCCATTATAGCGGTAACATTTATATCCTTCGTAGACATTAATGCACCTAATGCTGGGATTCCTGAAATTTTACCTCCGGCTTTTATTAATCCTTCAAAAAGAGAACCTGATATTTTAAATTTAGATGCAGTATTTAATTCTTGGTTAAATTGAGTTATTTCATTAATTGCTTGATTTATAATATCTATAGCTCCACTAAATACTCCAGAAGTATTACTTCCAACCGAAATAAGCATTTGATCCCAGCTATCTCCTAAGTTTGAAATCTTGCCTGTTAATGTTTGAGAAATAACTGCCATTGATCCTGAAACACCCTCGGCATTTCCTAATGATGTAACATAATTCCTAATTGATTCAGCGGACTTATCTACTGTGGTTTGAACTCCTTTAAAAGTAAAAATAACTTTGTCCCCTGCATCTTGCGCTCTAACTCCGAACTCTTTTAATCTTTCAAATTCACCCACTTGGGCATCAATTATTGCCTCTGCTAATTGATTGAAAGATTTACCAGTACTTGAAGCTAAATCCCCAAGTAATCGCATTTGATCGCCTGTAGGTTTAAAACCTTGATTTGCTAATTTAATAAATGAATCAGTTAATTCATTTACACCAAATGGAGTTTTAGCGGCAAAATCTGAAATCTCTTTTAACTTTAATTTAGCTAACGCATTAGATCCTAAAGTATTTCCTAATACCGCGCCAAATTTCTCAAATTCAGCGGTTACGGCTAAAACCTCCTTACCAAAACTTACAAAAGCTCCTACACTTAATGCGCCGCCAATACTTAAAGCTACAGTTTTTAAAGCAGCACTTGCCCCAGAGCTAAACTTTGCAAGATTTGAATCAGCAGAGCTTGTAAAATCCTTTAATTTTTTTTCAGCACCCCTTAAATCCTTATCTAATTGCCCTAATGGTGCGCCAATAGGTATTTCAATTCCTTGCATTTTCTAGATATTTAGACATGGCTTTATTCATTGTTTCTTTGATTCTGTCAATGTCTTTTACTTCTTCATCCTGATAGATAAATGACATAAATTTTTTAAAACTAGGCATCCCTTTGCTAACGTGAACGCTCATAGCATTCCACGTTCCCCAGCCTACTCGCTCCCATTCCTTTTTTTCTTTATTAAAAAAGCCCTGACATTTCAGGCAGTACTGATTCCATGTCAAGGCGTAAAAGTCATTAGGCATCATAGCCATTTCCCCAAAAGCAAAGGTTAAAACATCATTACGCCAGTTTAGCTTTTCGGTTTGTCTTTTTTTTTTCAGACTGATCGGTAACTTCGTTTAATCCTAAGCACCTAAATAATTCCTTAGATGCTTTGAGTATAAAATCACCACCTGATCCGCCTGTGTTATCAATCCATTCATGCACATCAAACTGATTGAAATCAGGTTCTTTACCATCCTTTAGCATTATATATGCCGCCGAATGATAGATAAAAACTCGCATGAATGGAAGTAGCTTTTTATCTAATAGTACTGATATATCGCTAATGCTAGAATCAAAATGCGATAGAGTTTCCTCTAAAGCATAGTTACCAAAAAACATTTTGCGCTCAATACCATTGATCGTATAAATCAAATGTCCTTCCATAAATTAGTAGCCAGGATAAGGATCTATTTCCGTAATATCACCATCGCCTAGCAAAGTGCCAGAGAATGTAATAAACTCGCCTTCAGCACCTGTGATATCCAAAGCACTAAAATAAGCAGTACCGAATTGAGCTGCAAAATTAGGATCTTCCGTTCCGTTTGCAAGCAATAAAGCTATCTGGTATTCTGCCAAAGTTTTAGCTCTTGCAATACCTTTGATAGTATCCCATGATGCCTTTGCGGTATCACCACCTGCACCGCTTGTATCTGTGAAAACTCCCTCAAAAGGAATTTCATAGCTATAAGTAGTCGGCTTGCGTCTGGTTACTCCCGGATCACATTTAGTAACTGTTTCCGCGAAATCCCAAGTTTCGCTTAAACCATTTGAGGTTAAACATGCTACCGGCTTCCAGGTTCCTGAATTCCGGATGTATAGCATGAATAAACTACCTGCGTAAAATTGCTCGTCTGCCATTTTAATTTCTATTTAATTTGTGTTGAAAAGTTAATATATATTGGAATACGTTTTCCGTTTCTGTTTCTAAAGTTACCTCATTAGTTAACAATTGCAAAGTTTCAACATTAATAAAGTCATTCAATGTTAAATTCGTGACCTGTATTCTGTTTTGTATTTCCTCGCTCACTACCATTGCAAAACTTAAATCTCCAGTGCCATTCGGGTATTTAGTAACTATTTGCACATTTATAGTACAAAGATACCAATACCCGCACTTAGTTTGATTCTGTAATCTCGTTTGACTAGACAAAATTACATATTTAGCTGGTACGTTTTTCAAAGGTGCTGACTTACTATATACCGGAATGGTAACTCCGCCAACTATTAAACTAGCTAGTTTGGTTTTGTAGGCATTCAGTATTGCTAAATTGGCATCCTTCATTTGTCAAATATAACTATTTTTTATTATTATATTTTCTCGTTTCAACTTCAAGCACTTTTTTTAATGTTTTAGGGTATTTCTGGATTCCTTCTAGGTAGCTAGGGATAAAAAAAGGCTTAGCAGGATAATTTCTTATCCTCATTCCTTTACCCTTAAAAGGTTCTGCTAAATCTGAATACCCATTTGGTATTCTAACTCCACCACCAGTACCAAATTCAACGTATGCAGCATAAGGTGCATTGGAAAAAAAGAATGAACGATTATAGCCTACTCTAGCAGTTGTTTTTCCTATTGATAATCTTAATTGACCTTTATCTACGCTTTCATTACTTGTCACTCTTAATTGCGCTTGAGTAACCATGCCTTGTGTGGTTTCATTAGTAACGGCAACTGCCATTCTGTTAGCATCCACGCCAAAAGCTGAAATTTGAGATAGCAATTTAGATATATTTATTTTAGATGCCATTATTATCATCCGTTACCGATGCCAAAATTTCATAAAACCTGAAAGTGTCATCTAGGTTTTTTATAGAGTGGATTGTAAAATAGTTTGTTTCATACTTAATTCGCATATCCTTTGTAGGTGCAAAATCTCGCCTGTAACGGACTGTAAATTTAAAGGTCTGGTTTATTACCTGCTCTTGTGCTTGCGATTGTCTACTGCCATCGTATGGCTTTATATGCGACCACGTAGCTAGTACAGGCACAAAGGTAATCACGTAATCCTGAAAAGCATTCTCAACCGATGTGAACGTGCCAAATGTAATGCGTTTATCTAGTTTGCCTGGATTCATTAGAATAGTGTTATGCGTCTGTATGGTGATAGTAACATAGTAGCCAAAGCTGGCATACCCACAACTGGATTATCTCTGTTTTCGTAATAATAGGCAATCATTGTTTTTATTGCAGTTTCAATGTCATCAGGAACATCCGATCCACCATCATAATTCCATCCATAACCAGCCACATAGGTAACTGTATTTAATCCAGCCGTTCCAGATATTACCTCTGTATATGCTTGCGTTTCTATCGTTTCAAATGTCAGAGTAGTTAAATCAGAATCTTTTACATTTTCGATAGATACAATAGGATAATCAAATATTCTTAATATCCCAGTTGCTGGAGTGATTGCCGTTAAGGTTCTTTGCCAAAGCACTTGCAAAGTAAATTGTTCGGCCTGATTAACGGCTGATTTTATCAATGAGGTAATCAATCCATCCTCTATGGTATAATCTTCGTCTAGTCTTAGATACATCTTTGCCTGTGAAAGGCTTACTACATTCAACTGATCCATTCTGTTTAGGTTTAAAGGGTTCTTTTAGATACTCTTTTTTTTCCATTATAATAATGCTAAATTACAAATTTTATTTAACCAATTTTCAAAGTTAGGCAATTCCTGCGTAGGATCTAATTGCATAGCTCTTTCAATTGGTGTTAATTTAGTCTTTATACTGACAATATTACTAATAGCATCTACCCATGCATCTATATCATTCCTCTTAACGAATATCCCTGCATCTCCTAGACTATCTCTAAATCCTAGTATATCTGATGCAATAACTGGAATATTACAACAGAGAGCTTCTATTTGAGCCATGCCGTAGCTTTCATATTCACTAGGTGCAATCAGAACCTTTGTTAGTGCTAGATACTTGCGTACATCATCTACCATAGGCACATATTTTATATTAGTGACCTTATCATCTTTTATTTGATGATAGTAACCGCCTTGCACCGCCATAAATTTAATATGAGGCATTCGCTTTGCTATTTCAATCAATATCTGACCGCCTTTGTTTTCGTTATGGTTTATCAAAGTGACATATTCTGCGTTTGGTCTATCTGTAGAATAATCTCGGTAATTTATCGGAGCGTACAAAGTATAGGTTTCCTGATTGTAGTTTAATTCATGCTTTGTGTTTTCGCAGTTGTAAACTGTGTACACATTCGGCCTGATATTAACTTGCGGATAGCCTACGTTATTATGTGCAAAGTTTATTACTTTCTTAGCTTTTAACCTCTGCTTATTCATAGCATAGTAAGTCCCTGAAAGTTGGCAAAATACCAACTCTGCCCAGTCCCATAAATCATTATGGCAGTCTTTGTAATTATCTTTAGCCTTGTAAACCTCTATCCCCTCGAAATTATAATTCTCTGGGCATCTAGTAACTGCCTTTACTTTATGGCCTTTGCTTATTAAGTAGGTTACAACTCGATGCAAGTATATTTCAGATCCTGCTCTTTGGTGAGGCAGATAAATGCCTGGTGATAGTAGGATGTTCATGTTATCTCTATAAATAAATAAGGCCTTTGTATTTTTAACGTTCTGCCATCGTAATTATGCAAATCGCTTCTATGGTAGTGGATAGCTTGTATTTTAGTAGCTGGGTTGTATAATGTATAACCAGCGTGCTTTAGCTCATAAGCTATTCTATTATCACATCCGGGAATACCTAAAAAGAAATCACAAAAATTAACATTCCGTATTTTGCCCTTAAATATCCAAACATCCTGACTGTATTTTTCATTATGCAATCTTAGACCTCCGGGCTTATCATCCCACCTGCTTAGTGCTATGCATTGCCTATCTGCCAAAGTAAGTTTACTTAATGTATGATTAAAATAAATATCAGTATTGGCAATTATTGAAATGTCATCCTTAGTGGTAACAGTACGCTCAACAAGCTCAAAAAAATCCCGATATGTAGGTCTGCCAAAAGGTATAATGACTAGTTTATCAGATACCGGCAAATCAACAACTCCCTCAACCAAAAGATAAATTTTATCAATGTGAATGTTATTTAAATTTTTATTGAGGCAATAAATTAACTCCTTTTGCCGTACCTCGCTTTTATCTGTATAGATGGATGTAAAAAGATTTACCATATATATTTAATTAATCCAATGATTGCCAAAATAATAAAACTCAAACCTAATAGGCATAGGCTACTTAATACCATATGCCATAAAAACTTTGCTATCTTCATATTAAAATATCGCTATTCCAGTACCGCTCCAATGCCCTACTTTTGTTAGGTCATATTTTTCATTTTGTAATCCATTCCAAAAATTAGTCATTTCTGCATTTAGGTAAATGTCATCAAACATGACAATCCCTTTGTAATTTATTTTGATCAGATGATTTACAAATTCTTGCTCAAAATCTCCGTTATGGTAAGTGTCTAACAAAATAAAAGGAGCAGTAATATCATGCTTTAATACATCACCTTTTACAAATTGGATATTAGGTATATTAATATCCGCTATCTCGGGTTGTTGAACAATGTCATAGCTAATAACCTTATTCTTTTTATTATAAGATAATGCAATAGCAGAGCTTCCCTGATAGCTTCCAATATCTAGGATTTCGGCATCTTTTAACAACGTGCTGATATAAGCTAATAATCTGTAATGCTCAATCCCGGCATCCATATAAAACCAGCTTTTGGGAAATCCTAATTCATTAGTACTATCTAAATACTTTGATAAATTAATAGCATTTAAATCCTTTGCGGTTACTTCTAATATTTTACTTAACATATTGGTTTAAAATTAAATTATAATCCTTGTGATACTTATCTATGGCATGATATCCAACCGATCCAAATTCAAATTCGGTTTCAACGGCAAATTTATTACAAGTTTCCTTATTTGGCAACTTATACCCTAATTCCCTCATTTTATTGCAAAAGTAAATATCTTCATTGCCATGCTCTACCATTCCTTTGTATGGATGATTAAGGCAAATCTCATACATAACTTTAGGATTGCGAATGCTTAAACCTCCATTCATGCAACCCGGTATATTCTTAATCCATGAACCTATAAAGTCCCATTCTAAAAAGTCCTCAATTCCTTCTTTTAACAATCCTGAATCGTGCTGAAATATCAATACCCGATCATACATACATCCACGCCAAAAAGCTGGATTAGTTAATACATTATTATAATCACGTGCAGATTTTAAAGAGTAGACACCGCCCTCGTATGGAGGTGTATTATGAATTACTACCCAGTCATTAGGAAAGTATTTTTGGTGTTCTTTAATAGCCTTTTCAGCCACATCCTCCCGATCATCAATGATAACGGCAGCTACTTTCATAATTCAACAGTTTTAGAGATTGATAGGTTTAATATATGCTCCAATTCTTTGCCGTACTGCCAAACTACAATATTTAACCCATTGATTTCAGCTTCCTTAATCAATTCATTTAGAATATTGATTTGCTTTCTTATTTCTTTGGCGTATTCCAAATCTGTCATACTAAAGTTTTGTTATAATTTTTATGGCTCTTTAAATAGATAGGCAATACCGATTTATCAAATGGAATCGGATTCCAAAGATTTAAAGCAACGCAATGAACATCATCAAATTGATTATCTGGTGACCATTTGTAAAATATATCATTTAGCCAGTCTTTTCTAACCTCATGAGCATGACCAAATACATTGTATTTATATCTCATAATGGTTTCAGGCTGGCACGTGCTGAAATGGTATATAGTTTGCTTTAGGCTTAGGTTTTGAGTGTTTTTCTTGCGGTGTAGGTTTTCCAATCTAATCGGTCTAAATCCATCGTAGCAAGCATAATCAAATGATCGCCAAAAGTTTACATATCCATCAATGCCGTAAAACCTTTCTATGCCCCAATAAGCATATTCATAGGATGCTGGTAATTCATCTGATTTATAAACTTCGTCTGAATCAACAGTCAATACTAAATCATAATCGCCGGTATATTTATACTTCACATTTCGATGCTCATTTTCCGCTCCGTATCTGTCGGCATAATGCCAAATCATTTTATTGCCTAATACTTCTCGGCAAATCTCAAAAATATACCTTTCGTTATCAGGGCATTCCATTGTAGTACCATGCCCCTGGCTAGGCTCTTTACTGTAAGCAATAACCATTCTGTCAACATGATCAACAACAGATAACAAAGATTCACGCAAATAGTCACCTGCATAATGAATGGTCATAAAACCAAGTACTTTAATTTTTTTGCTCATATATGTATATTAAATTCTTGACCATTTCGTCAAATGTATAATTTTCTTTTACAAAGTCATGCCCTTGCTTTCCAATTTGATCACGCTCTGCCTTATTGTTAGGATCTAAATAATAATTAATTAGATTTAATAATTCAGGTAGCGTATTCCAGGTCCTGACATGAACGTTATCAATAAATGGCATATTTGGATAGGCTTTGCATAAACAGAAAACTCCGGTACCTAATATTCTATACATTCGGTCGGATGTATAACTATCCTCATCAAAGTGACTAAGATTAATAGCTATCTTTGTCGCTCTGTAGGCTTTGGCTTCCTCTGCTTGTGAATGATTGTAGTTACCTGATACATTGGGCCAGTTGTTACCATAAACGCCGTACATGCCTCCAAAATACTTTTGTAGCATTGTGTTCATTTCTATTCTTAGGCTACTTAACGGAAAATGACCTGCTCCGTAATTATTGCCAAAGAATGAAATCTCTTTGCAAGTGCCGACCTGCCCAACTGGATTATAAATTTCAGGATCGTAACCAATCTCTAAATATCCACCTCTTACAACATTTTTTAAATCCCTGCCATTGCTAAATAAAGTTTTATCCACATGAAAAGCCATTTCGATCATCCATTGCGGAGTATGATGTCTTATATCGCCATTCCAGTTGCAAACCCATGCGCCAGTTTCTCGCATAGCTTTTACAGTTTCAATGCTTATGATGTTGGCGCATTGTATCTGCATGAATATTATATCAGGTTTAAACTCCCTAGCTATTCTGACCGCTTCCTGATTTACATCCTTTGCGCCAGTTGACAACTCAATGTAGTCATCTGAATTAGCTATAAATGCTTTGCGCATCGAATCGAATGGCGGAGGTCCTACGCATAAACCTAAGTGGAAAATTCTCATACTTTCTTAATTTTATCCCAGTCCTTTAAAAATTCAATAATAGATCCGTAATATTTCCGACCTGCTCCGCATTTACGATTTACAACTATATGACCATTAATCATTCCTATTCTGATAATATATTCCTGATTTTTGTACAGTCCAACTTCACCTATAAAGAAAGCGGAAAACATTATTTAATTAGTTTTAGTCCATCCTCAATAAGCAAAACAGTCATAGCAGATTTAGACCGCTTTTCTTTTTTAGTTAGCTTGATAATTTTTTCATAGACATCATCAGGCATTATTACTGTGATTCGTTTCATTCTGCTAATTTACCACTATTTACCACAATTCCAAATTAAATAAAAAAAACCCTGCCGATTTCTCGACAGAGTTCCCTCCTTATCACCAAACAATATTAAGACGGATTAGAGTTCAAAGTACCAGTTACAAATGCATCTGTGTAGTATATTGGTAAAGCAATACGACCTTCAACACGAACAGTAATTTTGTTCTCTCTTACGTTTGTGCCATCTTCTTCAAAGAATCTAACAATTGGATTCTCACGTACAAACAACTGCGCACCTTTTGACCAGTCACCAACTAGGTAGCTAGAATCACTAATTGCAGTTGATTTGAAAATTGGAACTCCAGAAATAAACATCTGACCATTAACCAAATTTACTGCAACACCACCCGGTAAAGTGTACTCATTGGTTGTTCCTCTAGTAAGCATCAAAGCGTAGAATTGCTCTGGACTTAATAAGATACCATTTGCAGAGTGATTGTTACTTTCAATTTGTGCAACTGAATCCAACAACTTCTCTACCTGAATAGTACGGAAACCTGAATAAGCCTCTGCATTAGTGATCAAGCCACCAAGATTTGGAGAAACTCCAGATCCGTTCAATAATTGAGCATCTTCTGCATCTAGGTATTGCTCTAGTAAGCGAGATTGAAGATAAGATCTCATTGCAGAGATATCATCCAACGCTTTACGAGTAATACGTAGGTAACCTGCAATAAACTCACTAGGTGCAACCTTTTCAGTTAAATCATAGTCAATCTGTGATTTGGCTCCTGAATTATCAGCCCATGCTCCAACAGATCCCTCTGATCCAGTTTCCTGCAAGTAATGCACTGCCGATGTGGTCATAACTCCAGTTGGTAGTAGATTACGAATATGCAACTTGCGAGGTGCTGCCGGGATAATGCCTGGTAACATCTGAACGTTTGCAGCAGCAAGGTCAGTAATGTTACTTAGTGACATATCGCCAACAGTTTTCAACTCCATTGCAAACTGCTTAATCTCTTTTCTTTGGAATTTTGCCAAATTATCAGCATTCTCATCCATTGCAGTTGCAAATGCCTGATTGAAAGTTACCGGAGCTTTGTCCTTTGCTTCCATTTTAAATCTGTTAGCTTCTGATTTGGCCTCAAGCAACGCTTTATCCATTTCGTCAATTCTTACGTTTGATGCTTTTATAGCATCTTCTAGCTTTAAATCAGCCGCCTTTGTAGCTTCGCTGATAGCGTTTGCGATGATGGTCTTTGCCTCATCTAATGTTTTAGCTTTGTTTGCATCGAGCAACTCCTGAGCCTTTACTTCTAAATTGTCCATTTCTATTTCTTTAAGACGTTAATTAAACTTGTTAATATATTCGGCTCATCAGTTTTAGGAGTGGATTTTCCCGGCTCTTTATCTAATAGTGAATTTTTACCTAAATTGAAGGCTTCTAGTTGGAATTGCTTTAATGCTATTTCCAATCTGCCAAAACCCTCATCCGTTAAACTACCATCTTTTAGTAGTTTAATCATCTTACCAATCTGATCGTTAATCTCTGCCATCGTCAAGGACTTAAAGCCTGTGAATGGAGTTGCTGGATTTGCGCCCAGCGTAACATTCGATCCCTCGTATAACTTAATCTCTTTAATCATTCTAGTCCCAGTCTTTTGGTCATAGTCTGACTTAACAGTACTAAATCCAATTGAATGCTGAATAACAATGCCCTCTGCATATAATATCATTGCATCCCTGCCGTATGATGTCGGAGCTATTGCGCTCTCAAAGTATATACCCTTTTCTTGCGCTTCCAATACCATAGGCTTGCCATGAGGTTGCGACCAGTTATGCTGATTCAAAAAGAATATCTCATTTGATCCCATAGGACCACGTTCTGCGATTGTCTTTGTCGCAGCACCGGCCATGATAATATCATCATCATAGTCTATATTGCCAAAACTCGCAAAATAACCAGTTACAGTCATTTTTTGAACATCCATATCTTTGATTTCGGCCGCGAAGTTTTTATATTCTAGCAATCCTTTCATATATACAAATATATTAATTTTTTAAATATTATTATCTTTTTAAATAAGCCGGTGTTCTCGGTTTTAAAATCGGCAATCCATCTGCATCCTTTAATGCTTGCGTAGCCATAACGCATCGGCAATTAACAACCTCCGCAGCAGGCGCGCCAACTTCGCCAGGATACATCATCTCTACGCCACCGACTATAAAAGGTTGATTTATTGCAATCGGATCCCGGCTCATTAATAAATGTGAACGCCTTGTCCGCTTATCCTTTGTATTAATCCAAAACTTTTCCACCTCATAATCCGAGCTTTCCGCTCCCATGTTTATTCCGAAGTTTGCCGCCGTTGTTGATTCAGTCCTTGCGATTACTAGCGACCTGGCTCTATTAAATGCCGGATTATTTAAAGTTTCCTCAAATAACTTGGCCTGATCTCGTCTGGACAAATTTTGTCCTAAAACATATTCTAATAATGTTTTAATCTTATCGGAAGTAGTTATGTCAATACCTGCTATTTTTGTGCCTCCGATAAGCCTAAAATAGTTTACCATTTCAATATACCAATCAGCATTAAAGAAATCTATGATGTAATCTTTTTGGGTTTTTGGTACTGAATTACGAATCCAATCGTATGAGAAGGTTGCGGATGATACTCCAATCTTTGTATAAATATTTTCTAAGCCATCGTACAAAGGTTTTTGCTGTACTAGGAATTGAATGTATAATTCCATGTTGTCGAAATTGTCCTCATTAACAAAATCTGATACTACATTTGTTTGATCGTCTAATGCTTTCTTAATAATCGGATAAGCATAACGCTCATACTCGCTATGTAATTTTAAATAGGTCTTATGATATTTAACACTACTTGCCATTGATTGTAGCATTATTATAGGCCTGATCTAGCGATAGATCCTCAATAGGCACTAAGTTAGCCGGAACGTAAACCTTGCCCATTTCTGTAGTGCTGATTTTATCATAGCCTTGTGCGATTCGCTTTTCATCTGGAGTAATCCAGTATGAGTTTGCTAACCAATCAGTTAGCTTTGCCATATCCTCCTGCATTTCAGGATAGGAGCTAAAGTCAAAATCAAAGTAATACTTCTTGCCGTATACCTTTGCGTATGGCTCGCAAACAAATTTATTGATAGCATCCCTGATCTTGCGAGATAGTGGAGCGGTTGCGTTGTATATTAACTGCTTTGATGCCCATCCCATATTATTGTCAGTCGATGCCGCCTCACTACCTGAAAACTGGATAGGAACGTGAAACGCTGCATAAATCTTTCTAGTGTCAATATTTAGACTTTCAATCAGTTGCAGGTCAGTAGATGGCATTCCTATCTGTGTCCACTTTAAAGGTCCTGATGATGGGAATATACGATCCATTAAAGTTTCGCCTTTCTTAGCCTCCATGAATTTTTCTTTAAGCAAATTCATTTGATCCTTTGTCAAAGTTGCACCAGCGCCATCAGGGGATATAAAGCCATAAGCACCTCCGTTACGGATTTGCTTTAGTAATTCGTTATCTCCCTCATTCTCTTTTAATACGTTCCGGTAAATAGCTTTGATTGGTGATTGTCCGTATAGTTGCGCCCCAGTCAGAGTAAAGTCAGGATTAAACGATTTAAAGTGAGCAACTTGATTTGCCGGGATTGGCACTTCTGTCATGTAAACCGACCGCATCTGATAGCCTTTAATTGGCTCAAACATTCCGCCTGATATAATCTCTATAAATTGGCTAGGCAAAGCATAAAGTTGTGACCATATTTGCTTTTCGGTCATGTTCTCATCTTTACCATTACCAAAGATATATCCATCACCAGAGCAAAGGAAAAAACCAGCTAAATCGCTCATCCATTCCTCATACGTTTGTTGCGGATTAGGTTTGGCAAGCATGTCAAGAATAGGGTTGCTTTCTAGCTGATTAAATATCTGCTCTTTAAGTTGCAAAGTCCGCATCTTAGCGGTTGCACCCTCTGCCATAGACATATTCTCATAAACCTTTAGATCCTTTTTAGTTACGCCCTCTTTGACTTCATATAGGCAATAAGCGCACTCCGCAATCTTTTTAGTAATAATATCAATGCAAGTGTAAACATCGGCGTTTTTCTTAAATCCTTCCTCTACGAATTTTACTTTGTCCTCAAAATCTACTATTACCTGATTGTTACCAATCCAGCCAAAAACGTTTTGATTGTAGAGGTTAGCGGTTATCTGTTGTTGAAGTCCAGGCATTAATGCCTCTAATTGACTATTTGCTGCCTTTTCAATATCAGCCTTAAAGATTTTAGAAAATACGCCCATTGTTAATTCCAATCAAATGAATACTCTTGTTTAATTTTAGATGCCAGCTTATTTAAAGCTACATATCGTAACGGATCGATTAAATGGTTAAATGCATCTATTGGCTCGTTCAGCATTTTGCCTGTCTTATCTTTTTTCCAAATATAACTAAATAATTCTTTTTTAAAGTTATGACTATTCGCCGTAATATTTATTTTATATCTTTTAAGAATGTCGATGCCTTGCTTAATACTATCAGGACCTTTAATCGCACCATGAATATTGAATCCCTCTGCATAGATTTCTTGAATAGATTTAGGCTCTGCTGAATCCGCTATAATCTCCTGATCTTCCGTTACACCAAACTCGCGGAGCTTACGGCATATATCCATATTGGTTAGCCTAGTTTCGTAACACATCTCATTCACCCATAGCTCACCAGATAGTTTATAAACCTCAATAATTCCAGTCGGATCATTCGTAAATCCAAAGTCAATGCCATAGCTTATCAATTCAGCACCTGCCGGGATAGCTTCGCATATTGCCCAGTTTCGGAATATAACGCCTTCAATCTTGCCGGTTAGTCCTCTAGCATAAACGCGCCATAGCTCTAGGTCTAAGTCTTTGATATCTTCAATCCTTTGGTGATCTTCTTGCGATAGGAAAGGATTATGCCTATGATCTGATATAATCAGCTTAGTATCAGGTAAACCTATAAGTTTACTATGCGCCCAAAATTCATTAGTAGGGTTGTAATCTAAATAGACCTGGTTCCTAGTCCTGATTGACAACTGCCAGTATATTTGATAGCTTAGACCATTTGCCTCATTCACAAATAAATAGTCACGCTTACCATTCTTAGCCGATTGCTCATTCTCGAATGATACGAACTCGATAAGAGATCCATTCTTAAAATAGATAATCCTTTCAGTTTTATTCCAGAATTTTAATTTTGACTGTAGGTATTTATTATCTGCAAAGATATTCTCCGCATCCCGGTAAGCACCCTTACGTAGGTTAGGCAATGATTCCCCTGCAACTGTAATAACTGATCTAGCCTCTGTAACTGCCCGGTAATATAACAGTTGCATAATAGAATAGGTTTTACTAGAGGCCGTTCCTCCTTGATTGATTAAAACCTTTTCTTTAGCCTGATAATTCTCATAAAATACTGGGGAGCATTTAAACATTATCTATATCGTTTTCAGTACTTGCTAACGGCGGAGCTTGGTTGTAAATTACTGGAGCTGGGATGGATAGCAATAGATCGCCATCAATTGCAACTTCCTGTCTTGGTTTACTCCAGCGGTATTCCATAAACATTTTAAGAGCCGCCATATCACCCTCCTCTAATTTATTATTTAGCAATGCTAAAGCCAAATCATCCATTGGTGATAGCCTTGCAATTAATGCTATCTCATCTGTTTTAGGTTTTCTACCTGCATTCTCTCTTGCTCCGCCTCTATTTTCCATTTTGATATAATTTGAATATTCAATTAAACAAATGTACAAAAATCTGATAACTTCCTAATTTTGGTATAATCAGGATTAAATTCACAATCATTCAAAGTATCTATCCTCTGTTTTACGCATTGTATAAAAATATCCCTTCTATTTTCTGTAATTTTTTCAATGTTGTAAACTTCACATGGTTCTAAGTTGTCAATTATCGCCCAACATTTTTGCAAATCGCTATCTTTTTGGAGTATTTTATCATTTCTATTTAACATAATGTAAGAATTTTAGGCTTTTTTTGCTGGTTTTTGGTCTGCAAGGTTACAACTTTTAGTAAAAGGTTGTAGGGTAGTATAAAAAAAACTGCGTTTAAAGCGTTTAAAGCCAATGGTTGTAAGGTAGTAAGCAGAAAAATCATTTTTGTAAACCCCCTATATATATATACATATACATTATATCACTTCATATATTATATAGAATATAGTTACTACCTTACTACCTTACAACAGCCGATTTTGGTTTTTGTTTTATTAAAACCTCCAAATGTCCCAAGGCATTCGCTTAGATTGTTTAATTTTTGCCATTTCAATTTTACGATTTGCAATGGCCTGTTTTTTAGCTTGTGAACGTTTATAACGCTCAATCCAAGCTTTATTTTTTTGGTCTTTTATTTCGTTAATACGGGAATGTTCCGCTTCGCGTTGTTGTCGTTGTTTAATAGCCTTTAATTTATCATTTATTATTTGTTGTTTTGTTCTATAAACTTTGTTATTAGGATCACAATTTAACTGATCACAAGCATTATATTTTTCAATATAATAACACTCCAATTTATTTAAAAGGTCTTTTTCACATATTTGTACTATTTCAAAAATATGGTTTTGATAACCATAGGTTACAAATGAATAGTTTAATTTTCTTTGACTTTTAGCTAAATAAAGTCTGTAATCATTCCATCTTCTTTTAATATTCACACTTTGACCGATGTAAATTTCGCCAGCTGGATTAGTTATTTTATAAATTCCTATCATAACAAAAAAACATTTAATTAATGTTAAAAAACATCATTTTGATAGGTTGTAGGGTTGGTAGTAGGGTTAGACAAGGTTACTACCTGCCATTTATATAAAGCTATCTTATTGATTTTAATAGCTTTACGAGTAAATCCAAGCGATTTCATACGTAAACCTATCATGACCGGGTTTAAATTAATCTGTGATCGCATCTTTATATAGCTCAATATTTCAGTAGAGGTCATGTATTCAGATTGATTATCATTTACGGGGATTTCAAAATACTTCAATAGCATATCTTCCTCTTGTGATACGGCTCTAAATTCGTCTGTGCTTTTATTCAATATCTCAATGTCATCACCGCTCAAATTATGGCTATATCCGGAGTTATACAAATGATACATTTCCATAAATAAAGCCTTTTTATCAATGGAGTTATAAAGCTCATGATCTATACTTAATACCTTAATCGGTAGGATGCGCCTGTTGCCTGTAGGATCGCTCAAAAGTCCTTCGATGTTAGTTGTACCGCAAAGCATAGCTAATCGGTTTAAATCGACTGAAACAACGCCATACGGCTCACGTATTGAAAATGTCTGGCTAGATGTCAAGCGATTTAGCATTTTGCTTTCAGCTTTTGACTTACCTCCCATTTCGTCATCCATAATGATTAGCTTTTTTGTCATCAGAATATCTGAATCTTTGCCCTGGTCTAGCTTATCCTCTGCATAATAAGACTTAAGCTCATCGGGAAGTAAACGCCTAAACCATTCCGTTTTCCCGGTGTTTTGCCCTCCGACTAATACTAGGACCAAAGGCGAATGCTTGCCATTGATTGAGGCCATTAAGGATGTTAGCCATTTCTTAATAAAAAGGTCATGGTTTTCGGTATCGGTCTGAATTGAATTGATTAGTTTATCAATATTTCCAGTGCCTTTAATTTTTATATTTTCACTAAGGAAATTATAGAATGGATTATAGGATTTAGTAAATTCAGAGAATATCACGCTCTTAACTAGCTCTTTATTGGCTTTATCTATAAAGGTTTTACAATTAATAAAGATTGAGTTTAGGTCAATATCGGTAATCGGCTTGCCGTCTATCTCTATATTTCGGCTAATTTCATTCCGCCTCATGTTGTAATTTTTTCCGATAAATTGTTTAAGCTGATTAATGATGTTTTTTTCGTCTATAGCTTCAACCTTTATATTTTCCTTTTTTGCAAGGTTATATATAAAGTCTATTGGTACTGTAGGATCTTTCTTTGTCCGCATCAAATGACTATATTTTTGGTCTGTTTTGTTTGCAGAGTATTCCGGATTCAAAGCACTTAAGGAATGAAAATAAGGCCTTCCGTTTTCGCCAAACTTCCCAGCTAAAGCAAAACCAATATTTATCCAGTCACCATAATCGGAGGTGACATCGGCCTTTTGATCAACTATATTTTTAATCACATTTGTAAATTCCGATTCAACAAATACATAAGTTGCTGGTTCTTTTTTATCCTTTTGATAGGCTTTTACTTGCACTTCTATTGCATCTTGGTTAATGTACAAATCAGGATCATAGCTCACAAAACGCGCCCTACTAATATCCTTGCACTTCTCATCCACCTCAATAATATTGTATTTTGTATAAAGATATTTGCTTAGATAATTAAAACTTTCTAAATGCAGTTTAGGGTTAATCTTAGCTATA